AAGAGGAAATCCCATTCAGATATGACATAGCGGTGGGCGACTCGGCTTGGGATATTCCGATGCTCCGAAAGGCAAAAATCATGCTTTGCCCTTACAATTCGCAGTCGGAAGTCAAACTAATGGCTGACATGAATGTCCTAGGAACAAAGGGCGGTGATGGGATAATGGAAGAGATTGTGGAAATATTTATTTGATAAAGTCTAAAATTTTTAGTATATTTATGTCCGTTGAGGTGTAGTATATCCGCACCTTTTTACCTTTATGCCATACAAATCCAAAGCACAGGCCGCTTACTTTAACATCCACAAAAAGGAATTGGAAAAGAAAGGGGTCAATGTTGCTGAATGGAATAAAGCCAGCAAAGGCAAGAAAATGGTGTCATCGGTAAAGAAAACCAAAAAGAGATAAAATGCCAGCGGGCAGACCCATCAAATACACGGCAGCAGAACTACAAACAAAGGTCAACGAATACTTTGAGGTTGAACCAAAGCCAACCATTGCTGGATTGGCCGTTCACGTTGGAGTTGAACGTAAAACTCTTTACAATTACAAAGAACAGGACGAATTATTACACATTGTAAAAGAGGCCATTGCAAGGATCGAGTCAAACTACGAACGCCGACTGATCTATGAAAACAATCCAACCGGGGTGATTTTTGCGTTGAAAAATATGGGTTGGAGGGACAAGGTTGAACAGGATGTCCGTGTTGAGGGGGGTGTGCAGTTGGTTTTCACCGATGCAACCCCTAACGATGCGGAAGGTTGAAATAAAGAAAACCAAGGTATTTAATCAGAATCGTAAAGCCTACGATTCGAGCAAATATCGGGTGTTGGCGAACCAAGGGTCAACCCGATCAGGGAAAACCTATTCGATTAGTCAACTTTTAGCTCTTTACATAGCAAATAACGAGAAGGTCACAATTTCGGTGGTGTCCCCATCCCTTCCCCACTTGAAACGGGGTGCAAGACGGGACATATTGGAGATTTTGGACAAGGCTGGGTTGTATTCAGACGAGGCATTCAATAAGACCGACAACATTTACAATTTTCCCAATGGCTCCTATATTGAGTTCTTTGGGGCTGAAGATAGTGGAAAGGTCAGGGGTCCGGGTCGGGATATTTTGTACATCAATGAGGCAAATTTGTTGCCGTTTCAGATATACACCCAGTTGGCACTACGAACCAAAAAAACGATTTTCCTTGACTTCAACCCGGTTGATGAAGCGAGTTGGGTTTACGATGTAGCGGACAAAGATGGCAATATCCTGATCCATTCGACCTACAAAGACAACCCGTTTTTGCCAAAGGAACAGGTTGAGGAAATCGAAAGCCTAAAAGATGCCGACCCTAATTTGTGGAAGGTGTTTGGCTTGGGTCAAAGGGGTGCCAGTCAGGAAATCATTTACACCCACTGGAAAACGGCAGAATTTCCGTCAGATTGTGAGGTCGTTTATGGGGTTGACTTCGGTTACAATGTGCCGAGTTCGGTAATTAAGGTAGGGTTTAAGGAAAACGCAATCTTTGTTGACGAGTGCCTTTACGAAACCAAACTAACCACAACCGACCTGATTGAACGACTGAAAGGGTTGAGCATTGAACGGCATGAGGAATTGTTTTGTGATAATGCCGAACCAAAGACAATCGAGGAGTTGGTCCGGGCCGGGTACAATGCAAAGCCAGCGGAAAAGGATGTTTGGGCCGGGATTCAAAAGGTGAAATCAATGCCTTTGTTTGTCACCCCGGAATCGGCCAACCTGATCAAAGAGATAAAAAGCTACAAATGGAAGTTGGACAAGGACGGGAAGATTCACACAGACGAGGTCCCGGTGAAGTTCAATGACCATGCTTTGGATGCTATGAGGTACGCTATATATACGAAATTAAACAAGCCCAAATTTGAGGTTTTGGCTTGGTAAAAATATAAGATGGGACGGATTCAAGATGCGTGGAACATATTGACTGGCAAGGCTTTACCGGTTAACCAAATCGGTCAGCCCTTCGCCAGTTACAACATGATGAATGGCACATTTGTCGGAATTGCCGACAACCGGACCAACTACATCATTGATGGGTATCAGGTCAACGATGTTATCTATTCCGTTGTTTCCATCATCACCGACAAGGTTCGAATGCCCGATTGGGGTGTCTACAAAGTGGTTGATGAAAAGGCAATGTCCTCTTATTTGGGCATCATGCGGAAAAAGAACCTGACGACTGAGGACTATAAATTAGCGAACGAATTACGGGCGAAGGCATTGGAGCCGGTCAAAGTTGATCGGCTTTCGGATTTAATGAAATATCCGAACGATTATGAAACAATGCAAGATTTGGTTGCCAATTCATCCGGGTACAAACTATTGACCGGAGGCCGGGCAATTTGGGCAGAAACCCTAAGTGCCGGGGCAAATCAGGGCAAACCTTATGCCCTTCACAATCTGCCTTATGATCAGTTAAGCATCATTGCCAAAACCAATGTGTTCCCAATCGTTGAGGCTGGGTACACAATGACGGTTGAGGCTGGGTTGAATTTCAGCAAGGAATCTGTTTTACACGATAAATTCCAAAACTACCAATGGGATGTCAACGGGTCGCACTTATATGGAATGTCCCCCCTACGGTCTGCCCTTCGCCGAATCTCACGTTCAAACGATGCCGTCAAAGCATCCGCCGCCATGTTTCAAAATCAGGGTGTCAAAGGTGTCCTCTACATGGATGACCCCCGTGTAATCAATGGCGGTGCATCCATCATGGACTCAGCCAAGCAAGTCCAAGCCATAAAGGAAAAATTGACCCGTGGCGAATGGGTGGGGGCCGATAATCACGGACGCATTGGTGTCAGTGGTTACAAATTAGGATGGCAAGAGGTCGGGCTAAGTCCGGTTGACCTTGCAATCATTGAATCCGAAAAGTGGGACCTCAAACGATTCTGTTCGGTTTACGGGGTTCCAAGCCAATTGGTGGGTGATTCTGAGGCTTCGACATATAACAACGTAAAAGAGGCCGAAAAGGCCCTAACAACCCGTTGTGCGATGCCGTTGCTGGTTTCCTTCCGTAATCACCTCAATCGGAAGTTAGAAACGGATTGGGGCTATGCTGGAAAGGGCTATTTCGTGGACTTCGACCAAACGGTGTTCACTGAGTTACAGGAGGACATCGTTGAGAAAAGCCAGTGGGTTAACACCTTAAAAGGGTTGTCACCTAACGAACAAAGAAACCTGTTGGGACTTGAAACAATTGACAATCCGTTGTTTGACGAGCCTTGGGTAACCCCTGATATGGGGATGCCTTTGAGTGAGTGGACAATGGAGGAAATGGATAATGATGACTCCGATAGAACAAGCGGTATTTGATAAATACCCGGTAACTAAGGACGAAAGGTGTTGTGCCTTAAAGAAACAAAAAATGGAATTTTTAAGGGAAGCACTAAGAAAACGATTGATGGATGAATGGCAAGGAAAAAACGAAATACTTACTTCAATACCACCGGGCGAACCGGAAGTTTGAGGCAAAGCACTTGCCAAGGGTAGAAAAGGCACTGAAAGGTGTCGTTAGATCTTTGATTGGGGACATAAAGGAAAAGGGGATTTGGTCGGCAATGACAAACCTATCAACACAACTTTGGTCGGACGAACTGACCAAGCCGTTGTTGGGAATGTACAAAGAGGTCGGGTTGTTCCATGCAAAAACCACATATCGGACCATAAAGTCCGAGATTGGTCAAAAGCAACTGGGTCGGTCCGAACAATGGGTGCAAGATGTCATCCGGATACTGCGTGAAACCCTTTTGCAATTTGCCGTTGTAGGCACATCGGAAACCCTACGCAACCACCTTTTGTTGGTTCTTCAACAAGGGATTGACAAAGGGCTGAGTGTTGACGAAATGGTCAAGATGTTGGAGGATAGCGACTTTACCGAAATGCAAGCCAGACGGATCATTCGCACTGAAATCGGCCGGGCTGCAAATACAGGGGTAAAGGTTGCCGCTGATTCCTTCAACGTGGAGATGCAAAAAGAATGGTTTGCGTTTCGCGATCAGCGAACAAGGGGGGTGAAGCCTAAAGATAAAAAGGACCACTACCACATGGACGGTCAGGTTGTTGATTACAATGCTGACTTTGTGGACCCCCGAAGCGGTGAGCGAATTGAATTTCCCCAAGCCCCCGGCGGTTCTGCCGCAATGGTAATCAACTGCCGTTGCACTTGGGCCGCAATCCCAAAAAGGGATGAAAGGGGATTCATAATACAAAGGAGGTGACCAGCCGCTAAGGCAATACCGAAACATGATAAGAACCGGGGACTGGCCCTCCAACTTTGAAAACAACGAGAATGAAAAAATACTTTGAACAAAAAATGATTGGTGACTCGGTCCGTGATGTGTCCGAGGGTGATCGTCGTGTGAAAGTTGCCATTTCCAAGATGGGCAACATTGATTTGGATGGGGACATGATTGAGCATACCGCCTACACAAAGACCTTGGCCGAACGTGGACCCAAAGGGGCAAACCTGATTTGGCACCTGACCGATCACAACCCGTCCTTGAAATCTGCCGTTGGCAAGTTTTCGGATGTGTACGTTGATGGGGACTATTTGGTGGGAATCACAACCATCCCAAACACAACGTGGGGCAATGATGTGTTGGAGTTCTACAAAACGGGACATATCAACCAACATTCGATTGGTTTCCGGACTATTAAGGCCGAGGCACAAAAGTCGAATGGCACTGAATACAATATGATCAAGGAGGTGTTGTTGTTTGAAGGTTCGGCGGTCCTTTGGGGTGCCAATCCTTTGACTCCAACCCTGACGGCTGGCAAATCCTTCACAAAGGATGACATTGCCGTTGAACACGAAAAGTTGAGCAAGGAAATGGGCCTTTTGCTCAAGTCGTTAAAGGATGGCCGTTTCTCAGACGATGCGTTTGAGTTTATGGAAATCCGTTTGGCCCAAATAAACGAGGCACTGAAATCCATCCTGACCATTGAGGCGGAAACCACTGAACCCGTGCAAACAGTTCAGCCGGAAGTCGATTTGAAGGGTTTGGATGTTGCAATAAACAATTTAATCAAAACAATCAATTCCTAAACAAAATGGAAAACGTAGAAAAAATCGTTGCCGAGGTGAAATCAGCCACCGACGCAGTTAATACGATGAAGGCCGCAAATGATGCTGCCATCGCTGATGTTAAAGGTCAAGTTGCTGAAGTAAAGTCTGCCATTGTTACAATGGACGAGGCTGCTAAGGCTAACCAAAAGGCCCTTGACGAACTGATTGCCGCTAAGAATGCAAAGAGTCTGGAAACTAAGAAAGCCAAGTCTTTTGGTGATTCTTTTTCCGAGGCTATGAACGAGGCATTTGAA